ACTCTAAATAAAACATCATCAAACTTATATTTTAATGATGCCCTATAAGCATGAAGACACATTGAGTGTTTCATTATTATGATCTTATATTAGTATGATTATATAAAATATAGATATCAATTTTTTGAAAAAATTGAAATATCTTAAATATAGTAATTATTATTAGAATAGTGAAAAAACATTTAATATGGATTCAGGCAATACTTCTGAAAATTCATGCAAATGTATAGTTGTTGAGAAGTGGGTTTGTGGAACTATTGAACCTGAACCAGTTAAACCAAAGAGATCTGCTGAAATGCAAGCAATTTTAAAGAAAATTCCATTTGCAATCAACTGGTTTCGAAAGAATCCAAATAATTATTATCTCGGAAAACTTAATTTTTATGCAGAAAAGGATCATTTTGAACTGGTCCGTGCCTATCCTGGCTTTTTTGGGAATATTAAAATTTATAAAAATCATATAAGCATTTACAGTAATGGATATAGACATGCTATACGAAATGATGTAATTGAAGTTGAAAATATTCGTTATGCTCTTATTATAATGTGTAATCTATCAATAATTTACAAATGTATTTATCAATTTAATCCGGTAACTGCTGAACAAAAGCGAACTGGTTTGGAATTTACTATGAAGGAATTTTCAGATTACTTCTTTTTTATTCCTTATGATAACATTTCTAATTTAACTGAAGAATATCGGCCTAAAGTTGAACATGTGGAGGTTCCTAAAAGTTATCCAGTAATTACTTCGAAGGTAGATTTTAGTAATTACGTAGAAGATGATCTATATTAAATTTAATTATTTTATAAAAAATTGATTCCTCTTTTTAATCGTTCTAATTTTTTATTTTTTATAAAAAATAAAAAATTGAAAAAATATTATATATTAAGACTCATTTCCCATTAGATTGAACAATAACTTAACAACATGGGAAATACCAAATCGTCTGTGATACTTGCCTCCACTGGAGCAGTTACATGCATCGCGATCGGTGGCGCCCTTGCATGGTGTACACTGTCCTATATTTCGGACTCTGAAAAAGTGCCGAAAGGACCTGAAGCACGTAAAATGATTGAACGTGCTCTACAGCACTTTGAAGTCTTGCAAAAAAAACCCATCCTCGATTTTCGAGGGGTCTTCAACCTCACCTATAAGAAGGAAAAAGTCAACGGCCATTCGGGTATTACCGTTTTTGTAGGTACAAATGGAAAGCCAAGTGAGGAAAATGAGTGGGCGAGGCTATTCATGCAATTGTCCTCTAACAAGGGGCAAACAGTTCAATGGGGTGGTGGTGATGGGTTTAAATTTAATACATATGGTGAGCTCAAATCGGCAATCAATGAAGCACTTAAGGCACAGAAACTTGAGGCCGAGGATGATTAGTCGTTTAATTTTTTTATCATTTATTAATAAATAATAAAAATTGAAATTAATAATTATAATATGTACCATTCTATAATCTTGAAAAAAAAAATGGCTGCGCAATTTGAGCTTTGGTTGAGCCCAAAGAAACCTCTGTCACTTCCCAACCCTTGGGATATAGTGGTCCCAAAGGGGAGTACAGAAACAGAGTTGTTTGGAGTTTACGAGAAGCTCATACAATTGTTGAGCTATTTAAAATTTGAGGATCTTGACGTTGACAACACCACAATCAATCGTGGTACAAAAAGCCAACTCTTTGAGGTAGTAATACCTGCACGAGTTGGCCTACTAGGGAATGTGAGGGTTTGCTTTGATGGCGAGCAATATTTTGGGGGGGGATTGAATTTTATCCCTCGCATCGATTTTAGTCAAGGCTGTCGTTATTTTTCGACTTGGGATAGTTTGGTCAAATCATTAAAGGAGGTAATGGAGATTGAAACAGACCACTATCAATATAGGACGAATTTAGTGGCAATTCCGACGCCGACTCCGACGCCGACTCCGACGCCGACTCCAACGACTCCAACGCCGACTCCAACGCCGACTCCAACGCCGACTCCGACCTTCTAGTTAGCTGTCTATTTATAATTTGTTAATATTTATTAATAAATTATTTTATAATTTTTTAAAAAATTGAAAAAAATAAATATAATGTTATCTAGATCGTAATTTGAAAAAAACACTAACTATGGCCCGCCGAATTACCAAAGATCAAGTACAAAATTTTTTTGATAGTCGTATAAGGAAATACCAAGAAATAACTGAAAATTTTGTTAATGGTAGTTTAAATATCAGTCAAATCAGATGCCTATTTTTTGATGGCTTCGGCTTTACTATTTTTTTTGGTAAAAACAATTTTTGTGATTCCGAAGTTGATTTTATCGAGTATTATTTTAAAAAAAAAGGAATTGAAAATCAGGGATTTGCAGTTCAAAATTTGTTTGGTTATATACCTTTCAATAGCGAAACAGAATTGTACAGTGTTATTGAAACCGTCATTGATCAAATGATGCATGTTAAGGATGAAGCTACTTTTTCAGATATGGACAAAGTAACTAGTATGGACTGTATATTCCATGCTCTTTTAGTGAATGAAAAAATTAAGATAGAAACTATCAGACATGACGTATTGAACAACTGTCTGATTCTTGACTTGAATAAAAAACCAGCCAATAAAATTCAAATCAAAATCTGGGCTTGCCCTAAACCTGGTGCACCAACTAGAGTTAGTAGTGATTCTGGAACTTTTTTCTTCGATAATTTTGGTGAGCTCAAGGAGGCATTTCGATGTGCCACCGATAAAGAACTCATTACAACAGATGAAGACAAGGAAGAGGGTAGTAAATCATCTTCAAAGGCTGTTTGCTGTGAATGTGAGGGCAAGTTAGATGAAGCATCTATGAACTCTTCATCTAGTAGCACTACAACTTCAATAAAAGATGGTTCTTCTTAACTTCTTGTCTTCATCTGTTGTAACGATTACTTTATTGATGATATACTAGTACATATTTTTTTATAGTTTTAGTTTATAATAAAAATTGAAAAAATTTTTATAATAAGATTCCATATGTGATTATTGAAAAAAAAATGAGTGCATCTGCATCTGCATCTCTTGCTATTGGTGGTGCTGGTCAGGCAGCTCCTGCAATTAGTGGTGCAAGTAGTGCCCCTTTAGTTGTGCCACCATCTCTTAAAGATGAGGATCCAATTCCTATTTGGCTGAATGAAGAGGCACTTGAGGAGGTTATGAAAGATGTTGCTCATTCATTTGGGATGGAATTAGAAAAAGCAGCATGTAAGAAGTGCACCTACAAGAACTATTATTATGCAATCGACAGAAAAACAAAAGTTAGTTTTACCCTCTATCACGCAATGTGCTGCGAATTAGGATGTAGTTGTAATGCTGGCGAAGTTGAATGCAATCATGGCACTGAAGAAGGTATACATAAAAATGCCTGCGAAGTTAAGAAAAATGAGTTCCTTAGATTAACATCAAAAAAATATTCAACAATTGGTCAACTTAAAAAGGCGATTACATATTGCATGACTGACAAAAAACCAGAGAAGGCTCATTTTTGGGATAGCGAGAGTGAAAGTGAGAGCGATTAAACTTTTAGTGAATTCCAAAAAACGGGTATTAATTTATTTCAACAATGTTAGGAAAGAAATCAATTACAGGATATCTATATCCATAAATTTTAAATGAGTATGTACTACCTTCTTTTAATTTATCCCATAATTCAACTGCAGTCCATTTCCATAACCATAAATTATTACTTACTTCAAATACTTCTCCATTAGTTGATGATACTATTAATTTATATAATTTATCATATAGAACATATTTAGATTTAATAGTAATATTAATAGTTCTTAAAGAAAACATTGTGTAATTATAATGTAATAAAACAACAATAATAAAAATTATAAGATATGTATATTCCATATAGTATAAAATATAAAAAATTGAAAAATTAATTATTATTATTTCCTATTATATAAAACAAATTGAATTTTTAAATTAACAACTGATGGCGTTTCTTCTCAAGGATGAAATACCAAAAACTTTGGAAGGTATGCATGAGGCGTGGCTGAGATTGCACAAAAATCGAAAGCTTTCGGAAAAGCTTAATTTTCACAGAACTAGTGGAATTCAACATGGAAAAATGTTTAAAGTAGATGTTATTAAGCTAGCTATTCCCCTGAAGGATAGTGAAAAGTTTGTAACTATCTGGATCAAATCACTTGAAGGACGAAGTACAGTCGAGGCCGGTTTTGGTGAAATAATTTTCACTAACTGGCCATGGTTTATCCGAGCCGTGCATTTAGCAGTGAAGCAATTAGAAACGAACACAGCATGGCCATACAAGGAATTAAAATATCGGTTGTATGGTTATGCTAGTGCTGCACCAGAAACAAGTGGTGCTTCATCTGCGGTTGTGTGTGTTGCAGCTGCGGGATCTGGCGGATCATCTGCCGTATCTGGCGGGTCACCTGCTGTATCTGGCGGGTCATCTGCCGTATCTGCTGTATCTGGCGGGTCATCTGCCGTATCTGGCGGGTCATCTGCCGTATCTGGCGGGTCATCTGCCGTATCTGGCGGGTCATCTGCCGTATCTGGCGGGTCACCTGCTGTATCTGGCGGGTCTGGCTGATCTGAAGATGAATTAAGTTCAGCATGTGGTATTGCATAGTTTAGATAGACTAGTTTTATTAATGAAAAAATTATAATTTTTTTATAAATAAAATCAATCTTTAATTATTAATTCAATAGTATAATATCCGGATGTTCCTGGATCTGATATTAAAAACTCTTCATCGCCATCTGAAGTAATTATTAAAATACTATCAAATGTTTTTCCTTTATATATAATTGTACCTTCTTTTGTACAATTATATTTTTCATAACCTTCCATCATAAGGTATTTTTGAGAATATGTTGCAACAGTTCCTCGAACATAATCACCAATTTTAAGATCATTAATATTGTTTACATATTTAGGAATTGTTATAGTTTGCATTTCTTGGAGTTATTTTCTAAGTGATATCTTATTTACATTCAAATTTTCATTTTTTTTCATAGATTCAAAAAATACAATTAATGGGATTATAAAAAATAGAAAAATAAATAACATACATAACAAATACAAATTATTTCTTTTAGTTCTATTTATTTGAATTGAATGTTTTATTAATGGATGTTCTTCTTCTCGCTCTAAATTTTGTTTATTAGTTTTATTAGCATTTATAGAGGATATGAAAATATTAGTATCCATATTATCATTTGAAATCATAAGTATAGATATTATTTAGTTTTTATATAAAAAATATATAATATTATATATATGGAAAATATTTCAATACAAAAATTAATTGAAAAAATAAGATTATTAATAAAAAAAGAAAAAAAAACAACAGATGAAGAAAGATTAATTTCAGAATATAAAGGTACATTTAATAAATTATTTACTCAAAGAATAAAAACTGCTGGTAAATTAGATATAGTAGAATTAAATAATGATTCTTTTTATAAAGTATATTATCTTAATTCTAAAAAAGTAACACGCACTAGAGCATATGAATATATCTTAAAAGAATTTAAAGAAGAACATTTTGCTGAATTACTTTTTGATGATATTTTTATTTATAATTATAATATTGATGGTGAAGGTAATTATACAGGTATAGAATTACCTTATGAAAAAAAAAATCCTACTATGAATACAGTTAATTCACCAGTTGCAACATCTGTTCCTGTAAAGACTCCTATAAATTCTCAAGTAAATCCTCAGAAAAATCTAAAAAAAACGACTCCAAATAAAAGTCAACAAATTAATGTAAACTCTCAAGTAAAACCTCTGGTAATACTTAAAAAAACCAGTCCAATACCTTCTAAAGATAAACAAATAGAGTTAATAAAAAAAAATCTAGGCGATAAAATACTAAACTTAGATGATTTAAATGATAGAATAAAATTAAAAAAAGCTTTAGAAGAATTAAATAAAGCACAGGAAATTAAAGAATTACCTCAACCCTTAATAGATTTAATTACTAAAGATCCAGTTTTAGATTTACAATTACAAGATTCATTAGAAAAATTATCATTGAAAGATCAAAAAAGTATAATATCTAATTTATTACAATCACCTAAACTTTTATTTATTAAAAAACAATCGCCTAAGCCAGTAAATCCGAATCAACAATCAAATAAATCTATTGTAAATCCGAATCAACAACCAATATCAGTCTCACAGAGGGGTGGTCGTCAAGTAGTTTGTAATATATATAATTCATTCAATGATTTAATAAGTATTAATACTCCTAAACAGTTACAAATAAACAAAGAAATTTTAGTAAGTGCATTATGTGCTAAATTAGCATATTTAAATTTAGGATTTTATTTATCAAAAAAAGATAATAAAGATAGAAATCACGGATATTTAAATTTTAAACAAAATATTGATTCACCAATTTTAAATAATTATAGTATAAATAATGTAGAATTATTTATTGCAGATGATAAAAGAACAGAACCACCAGAATTATTAAATCATCGTAGTATTAATGGGCTAGAATTTAATTCTCCAAATAATTATTTTTATACAAATCCACAAAATAATAATGTACCAACCGAAAATAATAAAAAATCTCACCTAATTAGTTTATATAAGTGGTTAGATACTGAACAAACCGCAGATCCATTTTCTAAACCAGATTTAAATCATTTTATGGAAAAATTGTATAAAATTATTAAATGTTCAGATAAACCAATTTCTTTAAAAACATATGAGGATGTATCCATAAATGGAAGAAGAGGAGATGATATGGCTAATCCTCTTCTTACTAATTCTTCCTCATCAAGTGCTCCTACTCCAGATGATAATGAACCTACTGAAAATGTTGGTATGATTCGCTATTATTTAATGTATGATATGAATATTAAAAAATTTGTTTTAGGAATTAGAGGTACTGATTTTGGAGGGGATGCAGGAATTGATAATTTTGGAATAAATGCCCAATTTGGATTATACAATATGAGAAAATATTACGAAGAAGAATGTGTAAAGGGACATGTGGAAGAAGAAACTGCTTTACAAGATTTGTATAATTTTGCTTTCCAAATAATAGTTGATGCTATTTATGAATTACAATTAACTATACCTTTTTTGAAAACAAATCCACAAGCACCAGAGGGCAAAAATTGGACTACTATTTTTGGAGAAGCAGCAGGACATACGTTTAGTGCATTATTAAGTAATCCATTCGGGGCAGCTACGATATTAGCTAGTTCAGCTACTAATTTAACAATCGAATTAGGATCATCAACAGTTCATAAAACTGCTAATTTAATTGGTCTAACTACTTCAAGTAATAATTTTTCTGGAATAATAATTCATATATTATATTCGGAAACAATAAAACCATCTATTGAATCAATTATTAGACTATTAGTAACTACTGATAAAAATAGAGATGATTTAAAAGAATATTTAGTAAGTGCATTAATAAAAATACGTGATAAACTTAAGGATGATATATATGGACTACCTACATACGATCTAATAAATATATATGGATTTATTATAGGTCAATTAATAACTCAAGAAACTTTTATGCAAAAAAGTAAAGAAATAATTAATAGATTTGTTGATATATTTGTAAAATATATTAAAAATGATTATCTTATTGATACTATTAAATATTCTGAAATAATTTTATGTCAATGCAAACAAATTATTTTTTCTTATGGATATAGTAAAGATGATTTAATTATTACTGGTCATTCATTAGGGGGAGGTTTAACAGAAATTTTAGGAGGCTTAAAAAATATTAGTTCATACACTTTTAATCCAGCACCTACAAGATCAGCATTAAGTGGATTTACAAGAAAGGGGGGTAAAGAAAGATTTATACATAAATCAGAATTTTCACTATTTGGATTAGCAAGCACTATTACTGGTTTATTTACAACAAATATTAATGTAATGATCCGATCCCTAGTTACAAGATTTACTTATTTAGATCCAATTACTACCAAAGAGGTAAAATTTTTATTTGAAGATAACATAAAAAATATAGTTATTGCTCAAGATTATATTCATAAAATTAAATTAACATCTGATTTTAATAGATTACATATTGGAAAAGTTTATGTAGTTTCTGATCCTATGTTTGAAAATTTTTATAAAGAATCTTATATAGTTAAAGGACCAACCGCATCAATAACTGCACAAACTGATAATGTTACTTCTTTTCACGGAATTGAAGAGTTATTTTTATTATTATCAAAAATATTTAATTCTAGGGGTATTTGTCTTGATGATATAAATCCTGCAATATATTCAATTAATAGATATGATGGAAGTAATTTTCATAAAATAAATCCAATAGAATTTGCTCCTAATTTATCAGATACTACTTCTAATACTACTTTAGATACAATTGGAGATAATCCACCTACACAATCAAAAGAAGTAATCACAAAAATTTTAATTACGGCATTAGCTCAAGAAGCAGAAAGTATTAATAAGAAAAATAAAGATAGAAATAAATACGATACCTTAAAAAAAATGGTGATAGAAATATTAAAATAAAAATTAATTCATTTATTTATTACAAATATTATATTTGTAATAATATGAATGATAATGTAGATTCCGAATTTTTAAATATTGTTAATACTGAATTAAATAATGTAGAGAATTTCCAACAAAGTATTGATATTTTACCAGTTAAACCAGTTAATTTACCAAATACTAATTTTGAATATGATTATATTTTAATAGGTGGGGGACCAACTAGTTTAACTCTAGCATGGTATTTAGCTCAACAAAAAAAACGAGTTTTAATAATTGAGAAAGAAAAAGAATTAGGTGGATGTCATCGAGTTCAAAGAGTTGATGGATTATTTACTGAACATGGTCCTAGAGTTTATTCTGATTCCTATATAAATTTTACTAATTTACTAAAAGAAATGGATCTTGATTATAATAAAATATTTACTCCATATATATTTGATTTAACTAATATTGGTACTAAGAAAAAAACAGATTTATCATTATATGAAATGTTTTGCCTAGGTTTGGGAATCTTAGCATTAACATTTAATTCAGAATATGGAAAACAAACATCTATTTTAGAATATATGAAATGGTTTTCTTTTAAGGATGAAACAATCGACTATATAGATCGTATAGTTAGATTATCAGATGGAGCTACTGCAGAACGATACACTGTTTTTCAATTCTTACAACTAGCGAATCAACAATTTCTATACAGTTTGCACCAACCTAAATTACCAAATGATCAAGGATTAATAAAATTATGGGTAGAAAAATTAATAAAAACAGGATTTGTAAAAATAAAAGTAAATCACGAAGTTACT